CAAAAGCGTCTTTCGCAGTGGCCTGTGCTTTAGCATCAACCCACTCTAGACCCAGCATAAAAACGTGTTGCTTCTGCATGTTAAACATACCTTCGATAACACGCTTACATGTCTGCCACCATTCTTCGGTGCCATTGGCGTTGGGGTCGAACTCGCTTAAGCGGCGAGCATAAGTTCTTTTAAAGGTGACGTAGCCCAAAGGACCCCATGGGACCTCGGCTGTCTTATATGGTTCGATAAAGGTATCTGATAATCTAAAGCGACGGATGTTTTCAAGTGTTCTCATGTTAGCGTTTTCCTCTTAGTTTGCTGTATTTGTCTTTGAGCAACTGCTGTTGAAGCCGAGGGCCCAGCGGCGCGGGAGCAGTTGTCACCGTACTACCATTTACTGTATTTGAGGATTGTGGAGGCAATATCTTGATTGATACATTGGAGGTATCCATAAAAATATTATACACCATTCCATCGGGCCCGTTTCTATTTTTCGCGATGAACATTTTTCCAAGATTGTTTTGCTTGTCTTCGATTGTGCGAGAGATAGAAAAAATAAAATCTGCCACGAAACATTTGTTAAATGCCTCGGATATTTGTTCCATTGTGATTACTTCTGCATTCAACCCCGATCTGTTAGTTTGGGAGGCGGTCCACACAGGACACTGAAACTCAGTTGAAATTGCTCTCAACTCTTCATAAATAGATTCGAGTTCACTTCTTTTCTCTTTTCTAACGACTGTTGGCTTTAATAAATCTGCATAGTCTACAATGATCATTCCCGGCTTTATACCTCGCTTTAGAAGTTTTGCCAGGTGAGACTTGATTGTGTTCGTTGATGCTGATTTGGTGGGATATTCCTTGACAATCAGCGTTCCGTCTAAATCTTTAATTTCTTCATAAACTTCTTCCTTAAAGTTTATAATATCAGAAAGCGGGTAGCCGGTAATACAGCTATCATAACGAGTTGCAATAATGGTATCCTGCAACTCCATGGTGTAATGAACGACGGTTTTGCCCTCGCGGATTGCTTGAGCCCCCAAGTGAACCAGTACCATACTTTTTCCAGCACCAGTTGGGGCCACAACAACCCCAAGTTCACTTTTACCTAATCCCCCTCCACAGATTTTGTCAATCTCTGACCATCCAGTTGTCACCGGAATTCGGTGACGTGGAACAAATCGCGCCTCGAAATCAGCCATGTAATCGTATCCAAAGTTATTTTCGGAACCCAGCTTAAGAGCATCGTTAATAACAGTGGAAATCTCATCGAACGAACAGTTCTGAAGTAATCCGACTGACTTCAACATCGCTTCTTTCAAGTTCTGCTTACGGCAGAAATCAAGAGAAGTCTCCTTAATATATTCTACATCCTGCATCTCACGATTATGAATGCGCAGAAAATATTCCCGAACTTGGCGTTGAATTACTTCGTCTTCTTCATCAAGTTCAGTCTTTAAAATAGACGCAATCGCATCTACAGAGGGGTGACGACCATAGCGGTCTCGGTAGTTGGTTATTTTCTGAAGAAAAACACGCAGATAATCAAGTTCTAGAAACTGATGGTCTAGTACTTCTGTGATTTGATCTGCGAAAGGTCTATCTTCATAGATAAGCTGTACAAGTCCTTCTTGGAAGGTTTTTCCGTACCTCCCAAAACTTGCTTCTGTTCCCTTCATTCACGCCCTCTCTTTATATTAATAATTATATCGAATCAGTCTCAAATGTCAAGCCAAAACTTTGAAGTTTTTGGTGTTGACAGTCTTAGTTTTCATTTACAATTCGGTTTAAGTTCGCACGGAGATCTTCCCAATTTAGTTCTCCAAAGCCGTCATCTCGCATCATCCCAATAATCTCGGTTCGATTAAAATCAAACTCAAAATGTTCTACAGATTCTTTCACGAATTGCTTTGACTTGATTGACATCTGTGGCGCATACAATTGCATCATAGTGTAGTTGTGCTGGATGACATCTCGGTTCTCTGCCACGTTAACATAAAACTTCAGATTACTTTCTTCTGCTTTATTCTCGCAATGCTCGATTACGTCGTCAATCGTATAAGTGGTCGATTCTCCTAGGAATCCCAGGCGCTTGGCGACAGTAGCAAAGCCGGCCCCTTTAATCCCCGGAAGGTTATCAGAGGCATCACCAATAATAGAGCGAGCTAGCGCCATGTTTGTCGGATGAATACCAAGCTGGTCTACAATACGATTTGCATTAAGGACTTCATCCTTGGTAGGTCGCCATAGGACAGTCTTATCGTCGCAGATCTGCATAAAATCTTTATCATTAGAGACAACAATCTTTTGCCAATCTGCATACTGCGGCATACTTGTCGCATAAGATATAACATCGTCGGCTTCAATCTCTGGTATCATAAATTGAATCACCGGCATGTTGTTAAGATATTCTACAATACGAGTCTGCTGCCAGATCTTGTTCTGTAGCTCTTCATCATCTGTCAAGTTGTGAAAAGCTCGATTAAGTCTGATGGGTTTCCGGCCGGCTTTGTAGTTCTTATCCATACTCTTGCGCTTCTTGGAGCCGTTAGGGCCATCCCACACGATCATAACTTGTGTAGGGCGAGTCTGGCGCACGAGTTTTTGAAGAATTTTCATAAATCCCTTGATGCCTCCAATGGGTTGTCCGTTAGATGATAATGAGGGGTCTACAATATAGGCTCGTAAATATGCGTTGAGCGCATCAACAATTAGTAGTCGTTTCATTTGTTCTCCACCAATAGGGTGTTTGTGTTTTCCAAGTAGCAAAACTGGATTTGGCGCCGTGGTAGTAGGCGCGGTAAGCTGTGACTGCATCGTCATTTTTATATTCCTGTGGCATAGCCTGGGCAAAGGGTGTAAGGTCGGTTTTCTCAAATCTCATATTTAATCGAGCACAGTGATCAATAACATCTAATGACTTGTGCGTTTTTCCATAGCGTTTGGTGTATTCTTCACACAGCGCATAGCCATGTAAAAGAAGCCACGTCCAATTATCATAAGCCTTTCCAGCCCAGATAGTACACGGATGACGTTTGTGAGTGGCGCGGTACGGAACCTCATGGCCGTGTTCGGTGGCCACAGTACATAGCATTTGCGCTGTCTCTAAAATCATTTTCACAACGTGCTTGTCACACATCATCTGTGCGGCGATTTCTGGATCTTCGTCCAAAATAAATATATTCATAGTTTATAGCTCCCTGCAATTTTATCGTTGATAGTAAATATAACACGTTTTACCCCCACATGTCGAAGGGCTGACTCGCACATTGGACAAGGTTTTGACATTTTAAATTCGCCGCGTTTTCCAATGCGAGCAACATAAACTTCAGCACCTTCAGTCTTTCGGCGATCTACTCCCAAAATGCACCCAAGTTCTGCATGAACTGTAGAGTGTCCTGGCTGAATATCACACTTACGAAAGCGTCTACCAAATGAACAAAAGTTATTCTTGTTTTCTGAAACATGCACCACTCGGGATCCTCTTGCGAGGACTGCTCCATGACGAGGGCCATCGAACGTTGAGTGGTGAGCTACCCTGCGTGCTAGCTCCATATGTTTTTTAATACGCCCCGTATATTTGTGATACTTTTCTGCACCACTAGAATGTTGATACTCCATGCCAAGCATAAACAAGTGCCTCCCAGATTTATAGTATACTAAATGTGGGAGGCATTGTCAAGTACTTTTTTTTAACGTCTGTGGCGATGACGGTGCGGATGCCTGTGGCCACGAGGTCGACGTGGTTCTGGGGGCTTTCTTGCTCCGTGATGAAACCGAACATAATGACGAGGATAGCGGTTGAGCATTCGCGGATGTACATCCAAAATTGTCCAATGTCCTTCCACCCATCTTCCTCTGCGCCATTTACCGTTTACCCATACCCAGGCTTTTACAGTAGCTGGTGCATGTCGATGAGACGAATAGTTGTGAGAATGCGTGTGAGCAGGGCGCTCCTGCACATGAGCATGCGCAAGGCATCCACTCATTAGCATTCCCAGGATTGCAGTTGTTAATAGTTTCATTTTATTTCCTTAATCTTTAATTGGAACTGTGAGGTCTTCGGGATCAGCATAGAAAATGTCTGCTGTTCCTTCTCGGCGATCAAACTTCTGTACGATCTCCTCATCCATTAGACGCATGACCTTTTGTTTAAATTCATCATCAGATGTAATTAAATCGTTCCACTTAGAAGGTTGAAACTTTTTAGTGTAGCCGTCCGGTGTTGAAAGCGTATACCAAGCTCCAGCGCTTGTCAAAGAGGGGGACCCCTTAATAGCATCAAACCATGATTCTTCGTCTCGGATTCCAATCTGATCGGTGCCCCACATAATGCGGAAGGCGCAGGAGCGTCCTTGGGTTCCGAAACGAGATTTCTCAAGCCTCACTTTAACTTCGGAGCCAATACGAAATCCTTTCTCATCCTCAATGAATGCGGCCTTGGCTTTTCGTCCAGTGAGCCAAATACGCAAAGAATACGCATAATGCATAGCTTTGCCCCCAGGCGTGATGTACGGTGTGGTCATAGCCACAATGCGTGCATTCGGACCTTGGGGAATATTGGTTTTCAACTGATTGAGTACCAAGAAGGTTGCTTTCTTATCTGCGATAGGGATCACCAACTTGGACATGCCTTTGGCCAGAATACGAGCCTTCATAGCCATCGATGACTGTGGGTTGAAGTCGCCTTCAACATCAGATACAGATGGCGTAAACGCTAGCGAATCCCAGATGAAAAGCATCTGCTCATCGGTTGCGCCAAGGATTTCTTCGATAGTCTCTAAAACAAACTCTACCGAGGAAGCCTGAACATACATAAGTCGCTCAAGATCACAACCTGCGCGTTCCAAGAAAGATGGGTCAATGGCTGACTCTGAATCAAAGTAAACTACCATCATGCCCATCTTTTGAGCGTTTGCTGCTACCTGTACTGCCATGTACGACTTACCAGTAGCTTCTAGGCCAGCGATTTCAGTAACCTTTCCAACGGGAATACCTGACACTTGTCCTTTACTAATAATACTGTCAAGCCAGCGAGAGCCCGTAGGGATCCACTCCTTAACTTCCGTGGGATTATCGCCGGTCAAATCATGAGCGACCGTAACCCCTGCTTTTTTATTAACAAGACTCATCAAATCTTGCATAGAAACCTTTCCAGGTTTAGTTTTGGCTTTTCTTGCCATTGTGCCTCCTATGTAAAAATGTGGCAGACTATTTTAACCCGGTCTGCCATCGGTGGTCCACGAGCCTAGTTACTCTAGTATTAGGACATCAGTTCCTCGAACGCCTTATCTACATCGTTCGTCGTCTGGGCGGAGTACTTTGTAGTCTCTTTCGAACGACTCTCGGCAGAACCATCACCGGAGAGTTGTTCGTCCAGAATAGCACCGACTTGATCGCTGGTCAAGCGTTCGAATATAGTATCGAACTCAGGTACGCGGTCTAGGAGGGCAGGGATAGATTCCGCGTCGGCGAGCAGGGGGGATGTGTTGCGGCGCATCTTTAGGCTCGTTTGGGGGTATGCACCAGGCTTGGTGGGCTTGGTGTAAGTTAGAGTGATATCTGTGCCCTCATGAGCATCGGTAATATCACCGTATTCTGGGTCAAGGATATAGCCCAAAAGAAGTTCATATGCCTTCTTTCCATATCCATAGACCTTGACACCTTCGTCTTCACGACCGCGAACGACCACGGGCGAAAAATAACGTTGGCGTACAAAAAGTGACTTAGCAAGCGTTTTGCTTTCCTCGTCATTGTTGGTGGTGCCTTCGCGCCATAACGCAGAAGCAAACTCGCAGATTGGACATGCTTCGCCGAAGTTACGCTTCGGACAAAGAACGCCGCCGCGATGCTC